CGTGGTCTTGTAAAGATTTTTTAAATGTTTTAGTGGACCATTCTAGTCCATCAACCCTGTTAAGGTTACCTGTTTTAAGTCTTGATGTTTCGTTAAGGAATGCTTTTGCTTTAGCATCAGATATTCCTGCTCGTGCTTTCTCAACAACAGAGAAACGTGATGGCATAATTGCTCTATCACCTATAAATGGTGATTCAAGTGAGGCATCAACTACACGATTCATTATATTTCTTAGACCAGCACTGCGTACTTTTAGGTCTTCGATAATGTTTTCGTACTTGTTACCTAGTTCTTTATCTTTTAATAGCATCTCATTAACGTCACCATTGTAACGTAAGTCTGCTACATATTGTAAATCGTGTTTTAAAAGTTTAGGTGATTTGGCTTTATCAATCATATCACTGATTGAGGCTGCTTCTTTTTCAACAAATGCTAATGCTTTTTCATCCCCAAGCATTGCACGAAAAGCGTTCTCAGCAAGTGGTCTGGCTTTTACACCATAGTTTGCTTCGTTAATGTCACCAAATACTCCTGCAAGAAGTTCAGGGTTATTGGACATTTTAACAACAGGGTGTTTGAAGTATTCCTGCTTCTGCTCCTACAACAAAAGGGTCAGCGAACCAAGAAACACCGAAGTCCCCTAAACCTGTTGCCCATTTACCTATGATTTCTTCATCAAATGCTTTACGTCTTTGGTTTTCATCATAGATATCAAAGTCTTTACGTCCACCTGTAGGTACATTAGCACCTAATGTTTCTGCTATACCAAATAGTTTTCTTGGTATATTTAAAGGAGCAATGTCTGATGCACCAAATGCTGCTTGTGCTGGTGAAATTTTTTGTGCAGGTCCACGATATGTGGCTGCAATGTCTGATAGTTGGAATCCGTCTTTAAATTCTGGGTTGTCTTTGTCAGTTAACAGTAAACCTGTTGATATTCCTGCGCCAACTTTTTGTTGTATCTCACCCATTTTTTCAAGGGCTGCACGTCTTTAAAATATCTATAATGTTTTGATGGTCATCTACACTTAGTTCATCTATGTGTGCTAGTCCCCAAGCAAGACCTGCGTTATCAAAACCGAAAGCGTCAAGGTAGTTTGAAAAGTTTACTGCCCATTGTGATACTTGGTCGGACATTACAAACTCCGTAAGTATTTTACAAATGTGCTAAGTGTTGCTGGTGCGCCTTCTTGGTTTGCGGCAGTTTCAATGATTGGTAAATAGTTTGTTAATCTTTGTAAGTCTTGTTTACGTGGGCTTTCAGGTTGACCTGATGCAACGTTTAATCCAACTTCAGCAGGGCCAGGTCCTGCACCAAATGGCATTCCAACTTCTGGTGCTTCGTTTGGTCTTTCAGTTGGTGATAGTATTGATGTCATTTCTGGCATAGGTGTAAGTTTTGCTGACACTTTAGGTTTAACAGTTTTTGCTGCTTTACCTGCCATAGGTGCGCCTCTTTGTTGGTCTAATGTTGCTTGACCTTCACCATATTTTCCACCAGCATAATAGCGCATTGCTTGCTTTGAAGGATTCTGGTCTGTTCGTTTAGATTGACTACCAACACCTGATACAACTTCTTTAGCCATTTATTGTCCTAATTGTGAAAGTAGTTCTTGTAATCCTACTGGTGGTTGTCCTTGTTGAGGGGCCTCTGGGGCGGTTGCAGCAGGAGCAGGAGGGACGGCTTGCTCAACTGGCACCATTGGAGGAACCCCAGAGGCAACTTGTGGGGCAGGAGTTGGAACTGGTTCAGGTGTAGGAGCGAATACTTTTTGTACTGCTTCCTCTATTTGTGTACCTTTTTGGCGTTCCTTAATTACTTCTGCCATTTTCATTGCAATATCTGAAGGGTCTTGTCCTTGTGCTACCATTTGTGGTATTGCTTGCGCTAGTGAAGCCATTGAACTGTTTAAGTTATCGCGCATACGTTGAACATCAATTGATTGTTGTTCACCTGTTACGTTCATTGACCAAGGTAGTTCACGCATAACAAAGTCGCGTGATACTAAATCTGCACCTAGTGCTTGTAGTGAGAATATTAATGCACGGCTTGGGTCAAGTCCTGACATTAAACCGTAACGTACTTGTATTGCATAATCTCCACGTATGTCTTTACGTGGGTCGTATTCTAATTCGTATTTTGCACCGTTTGATACGGCATTAATTTTTTTAGAACCTGAGAAAAGTTTCTCATCCATTTTGAAACATAGTTCAATTATGTCTTCAAAGGTGTCTGACAGGATTTGTTGACCTGTTTTTACTTGGGTATCAAATGCACCAAGTAATGCTTGTACACCTTGACCTGTAATGATGGATGCGTCAATGTTTCCTGAACGTCCTTCAGGGTAACGTGCACCCATTCGCATTTCTTGTTGCAATAATGCTGCTTCAGTGAACGCAGCAGGTGGAACCTCTAAGCCTACACGGCGAATGTTCTGCGGCTGAGCAGTTCTAAGTATTGCATCAGGTCCAAAAGCGAACTCTTGGACATCATTTGGTACAGCAAGTGGTGCGTTGATGGATTTTTCTGCAGCGTCCATTGCAAGTTGTGCGAAACGTGCGCGTGCAATTTGTACCCATAGTACATCATCGAATTGTCCGCGTGGTTCGTTGTCAATTCCTGGGCGCATTGCTACACGTACCATCACTTGACCCATTGGGTTAGGTGTGCTGGTTAAAACTAGGTTACCTCTGGTAGGAAGATATAGAAGAATAATATCTTTATCTTCGTAACGGACCATTTCTATTTCAGAATAGAGGTCAACTTCTTCTATTTTGTATCCGTTGAGGATTTCTCTTTCAAATTCTGGGAATTCTACAATAAGTTCAGCAATTGTTTTAATGTATCTTTTAGTGAATGATACGACACGGTTGTATCTGTCAAACTCTGGGTATGAACCAAGAGGGTTTTCTACACGTATGCGTGGTAGGTTTAGTTCTGTGTCTGCTTCAACAACTATTGGTAGGAAACCGTAGGTTCCGTACCAGTCTGCACCTTGGTACATTTGTGTTTGTAAACGTGATACTTGTACATAGTTGTTTGCAATTAGTGTTTTTGTGTCAGCAAACTTTTTAGCACGGTCTGAGTTAATGGTTGCTGAGCAGTTAAATGAAGGTAGTGGTGCTAGTACTTCGGAAACGTCTCTTGCTGCTACGTCTACGAAGTTTGCAATCATAGCCTTGGTTGCACCTTCAGGGAACATTTCTGGAAACACGCTAACAAGGTTGCCCCTGCGTACTTCGAGAACGTCAGCCATTCGTGCATCACGGCTTTGGTTACGGCGTTTTAATGCCTCAACCTTGGCAGCAATTTTTGTTATGTTAATTGACACTACTTACCTCTAAATCTTTTTTGATTTCTTTTGTATTCAAGATTAAGGACATCTTTATTAGGACCGTATTTACTTTTACCTTGTTCAGCCCTAGCAAGACTTTCTTTAATTGTTGAAGTATTTCTCATTACTTTTTTTTTGATGGATTATACTTCTCTGGAAACTTTCTTCTTAAGGCTGAAGTTCTGCCAATGTTTCTTTCTAATTGTGATGTTGGTTGACTTGCACGAGTTGTTCTGGCAGGTGGTTTAGAAGTACTTAAAGCCTTACCCATTTTATTGAGGGTTTGGTCAAGTTTCATTTTTCTTGCAGGCACAAGTTTACGAGCAGCAGCAACTCCGCCTTTGCGTGCTAATCCTGCGCCACCAACCATTGAAGCAACTTGTGCTGTTGTTTTACCAAGAGTTTTTGCTTGCTTGGCAATGTATGATTTCTTTTGTGCAGGGCTCATTGCTTTAAATTTTTTAGTTTGAGCAGCAGATGCTTTTTGTACATCGGCAGCACCACCTTTACGAGCATATGCTCTTGAGGTACCCATTGATTTCTTTTTGTTGTCTTTTGGCATTATTGCTCCTTAGTGGTAAAACATTTCTGATTGTTGTTCAGCAAACGCTTCATCAAGGTCAACAATGAATCTGTTTGCTAATTGTTTTCTACTAGCCCAACGTGAGGTCATATAGTTTGTGGTGGAACCTGAACGTTCAACCCATTCTCTGATAACAATCTCGCAGAACCATAAAGCCATAACCATATCAAATGGTTGCCCTTTTCTCATATCTGGTTTCCAGACAATGAGTTGGTTAATTAAAGCCTTAACACCTTCACTATTGGTAGTGGAAGGTAAATTTATGAGGTTGGAGTTCCTAACGAACTTTTCTTCGTTAGTTGTTCCAAACAACGGAGCCATCGATGCAATGCCAAAATTGACGTCCCATTTGTTGTTACCAGTGAAGTGCTCACGAAATACGATTCCACGAGAAGCAAGAAAATCACGTATCGCTTCGTCTTTCGTAAGGAATAACTGAAACGCATTCTTCTCCACAACTACAACGTTTGGTTGATATTTTAAAACCCAGTCTTCAATTAGTCGCCTAATTTTTTCTGGTGTTGGTTCGGTCATATTCATTGCATCAAGACAATACGAAACGTTCCATCATCAGGATGCCCAGGGGAACCTAAACGTATAGGCCCAACTTTACGCATACCATTTATAGAACTTTGAACACAAAGAGGTGGGAATATGGAATCTTCTTCAACATCTTGTTGTTGGTATACCATAGCCCAAGTAGTAGGCGTGACTTCTGAGCGGCGTTGGTGAAGTGCAAGACCATCCCACTTTGGATAGAGTCCATCAGAATCAGGTGTGGTGTCTTCGTCACCGTCCCAAGGACGGTCACTTCTGGACCAGAGCGTCACCCAGTCGTCACATTTGTCCGCAATTTCCAAAACTGCTGGCATAGCCAAATAGGTGAAAGGGGTTTTGCCCCCAGACCAATGTTCTGGATTGCGAAGTTCTCGATACAAATCGTTTGATGCAATACGTGTTCCTACAATAAGTAGTTTACCGTTTTTACCAAGACGAGTAATAACTTCTTGTTGCAACCATTTGATTTGTTTTTCGTGCTCGTGCGCGTTGGCACCAGTAATACAATCATCAAGAATAATTAAATCGGCGCGTGCACCGTAAATTTGTCCACCCATACCAAGGGCTTGAATCGTTGGGTCCTTCTCAGAAGAATCCCTAGCCTCAGCACCAAGGTACACTGTGTCAGTGCGCCAAGTATCAGCATCTTCCTGCCAGCCACCCTCAGGACCATACATTGCCTGCAGTTTCTGCCAACGAGGATGAGACAAACGCTGTTTGATAGCGTACACAAATTCGCGTGCTTTATACAAAGTCTTAGACACAATAATAATACGAACGTTAGGATTAAGCGCAATCCTATAAGTTGAGTAGTTGATAGTCACAGTGGTGGACTTGGCGTGCTCAGGGGGAATATTAATCAAAACCCTATTACGAGACGCAGGTTCATACACCATAGAAGGATGCAACCAAGCAGGCTCACCCTTTTCCAGAAGACTAATAAAATTTTCTTGGTGGGGAAAAACCTTCATATCCAAATACTGCTCAGAAAACTCTTTAAACGTTATACCAAACTTCTCAGAAGACTTCTGCCCAGCCCTAACCTCATCCCTAGAGATACGAGCATCATCCAAAAGTTCGCGAAATTTTTTATCAGTCTTAGTCCAATACTTCACCGTGTCAGGCTTAACCCCAGCCACCCTAGAAGCATCAGCCACCGTCATACCAGACCCCAAAGCCTTAAGGAAATCATCCTTCCTTTGGGCACTCAGTTCCCTAGTATGGTGCGCATCCCCAGCCTTAGCCGACATAAACAAACTGTTTATTTACCTACTAGGACTAGGCATTAGGTATTAATTAATCAAACAACTACAACTAACTAAGTAGTAACTGTTGTCTATCCTCTTATTAATATCGGCGCATTAGTTTATTCATTAATTAGTTTCATTAGGGTTTATTGTTTCTATTAGAAACTGGAATGGAATTAGAAACAGAATTAGTTTTAGTTTTTGTTTCTATTAGAAACTGTTTAGAGAATTACGCGCTTTGATTGATTGATTTAGTGGGGGCATTAGGGCAGGAATACCCCCCTATTGAATGGGGTAATGGGCGTCTGGTATTGTGGAATTGTAACTTGAAAACTCAATAGCGTTTATTGTGCCATTCTTAGGAATTGTTTCTATTAGAAACAGTTTCTAAGAATGACCAAACTGGTCATTCATTAATTCACTTGAAAGGTGAAAATAAATGAATACAAAATCAGAAACACTAACTCACGAGAAAATCGTGAACGCATTGAAAACTGTTCAAGAAAATGAACAAAAACTAAATGCTCAAAAAACTGAACTTAAGACTCAGATTAAGGAACTTAATTTAGGTTTTAGAAAAGTTCAGAAAAGTGTTACTGCGAATCTTCCAGTTGTTTCATTAATGGTGAATCAGGGCATCGCTCAAAATATCACCACTAATGGAAAACTTACTCAAGATTCTGGGGTTTCCAAAACTACGATTAGCAGATTCGACTGGATAGGTGCCACACTCTCACGAGTAGGAATCACCAAAACTAGCGAAAAACTAGCCGTGAAAACCTTGAATGAATTGTCAAAAAACAATTTAGGAAAAGGACAACTGGAAACAGTAGAAACTATCGAGGACTGGAAAAACTTACTCGCAGTTTCTAAGGCACCTAAGGCTAGAAAACTAGACTTAGAATCAATCAAGAATCCTGTCGTTGTTCGTTGTTGTGGTTGTTGTTTTTGGGGCTATTGTTTTTGGGCTTGACCTGTGGTATAATAGTATTATCAAGTGAGAGGTGGGACTATGGCTATTCCAACGAGTAAAGTTATTCGTACTCGCTCGATTGCCTTTGCTTCAAATCGGAGTAAGGCGTTGAGGAATGAGGCGCACGCGACCAAACCAAAGTGTGGTCGTGCTGTGCAATCTTATGACCCAGAAAAGTATCTTAGTTTCTGGTTGAACAATCTTGTTTCTATTAGAAACGAGAATGATAATGACTAACGGAAATAAGTTAGTTGATATTCAACTTGTTTGGACTCGTGTTGATGAGTCCGAACATTGGTATGAAAACTATCTAATGAAATGCCAGATGTGTGAGTGGCGTTTCATTGCTGAAAGTTTTGATGCCATTCGTTGTGAGGTTGAAGGACATCTTGAGGATGTTCATAGTTATGTATAGTTGGCACGACTGGTATGGATACGCCAGACCAGAAACTAGGAAGGAAAATGATGGAAAGCAAGACGCTGGAAATGACGATAACTGATGACGGCTATCGTTATATTGCTGGGATGTTAGTTGCTAATGTCCTAGAGAATGTTAGAACTCGTAGGGACTGGACAATAGGTGACGCTTCGGCTCTGATTATGGGTGCTATGATTTCTATTAGAAACGAGAGAGGAAAGAAAAGGTGGAAACAGAAGTAGAGGAACCAGAAATCACTTGTGATAGTTGTGGTCTAACCGAAGCCGATAGTGGTTGTGACCTTATCACAGTTGATGATGGTGAAACGCATTGTACCTCTTGCTTAAATTGTTGTGAGAGTTGTAGCGAGTGGTACAATTATCAAGATAACCGACATTGGTTTCCTGATATATGTGGTAATTGTCAAGATGATTACTTTATGTGCCCTATGTGTGGTAATGTGCACCACTTCGATGACAGTGTTTCCTCAACAGATAGCGAGGAAACTTTCTGTTCTCGTTGTGCTAACAGGCACTGGGAATATTGTGGTGATTGTGGCGAATGGTATTCTGATATGGATAACGACCAGTGTGATGACGCTTATCGTTATGGTATCAACGACTACTCGTTCAAACCCACACCGATATTCCACTACAGGATAGAGAAACCAAGCCAGACTTTCTTTGGTTTCGAGTTAGAAGTTGAGGCTGTTCACGAAACCATCAGTCGTGGTGTAGATATTATTCGTGAGCACGCAACTGATGAACTGCTATATCTAAAAGGTGACGGCAGTCTTAATGATGGCTTCGAGATTGTCACCCATCCGATGACCCACGACTGGGCTATGGAGAAGTTTCCTTGGGAGATGATAGAGAAACTACGCAGAGCAGGTTACAGGTCTTGGGATACTGACACCTGTGGTCTACACGTTCACGCTTCGCGTACCTCGTTTGTTGACAGGTCACACTTATGGAAGTGGACATATCTTATCAACAAAAATAACAAAGAGTGTATCGAGTTGGCTGGACGCAACAGTCACTATGCACAATTCTATGGTGTCAAACCCACCAGTGATATTGTGTTACGCAAAGCACAGCCACGAGAAAGATATGTGGCTATCAACCTGAACCCTAAGCACACT